ATCGCTTTACCAACCAAAGTGATGCCGATGATAAGAGCGCTGGCAGGAAGTAGGAGTAGGAATACAGGACTAAGCAAAACGAGCTTAAGAGCAAGCATTGCTTTGGTAAGCAGTGAAATTGCAATCGCAGCAGGACCAAGAATCGCGGTCAGAGCAGTGATTCCAATAATAAGCTTCTTGGTGAAATCGCTGAGACCAACGAAAGCCTCAACCAAACCTGAGATGCCAGAAACGACATCATTAATAATTGGCAGAATTTCTTCCTGAAGAACTTTTGCCAACTCTCCACCCAAGACAATCGCGACCTCTGTAATGCGATTACGTAGAAGCTTCATCTGACTCTCAAAGCTCTTGAGCTGATTGTCAGCAACCCGCTGAGTTGTTCCACCAGCATTCTTGAGTTGTTTTTCGTATTCCTCGATCTTATCAGACAAGCCAAGGAGAGATTGCAATGCTCCGATCGATCTATCAGCGAATCCAAGTTGTTGAAACGCTGCCTTCTGCGTTTCAAGTCCGACATTGCCAAACCTCGTTTCGAGCTGCCGAAGAATCTGTGCTAACGGAAGAAGGTTCTTGTTGACATCGAATACTGTAATACCAAACTTCTCGAACGCTTTAGTGTTAGTTACGGCTTTCGTCGTGAGATCGCGAACAACAATCGCAAATTTTGTTCCAGCTTCTGCTCCCTTGATTCCTTGATCAGCAAAGGCAGCCAGGACAGAAACAACTTCCTCAATCTCGATTTTCGCATTCCTGGCGGATGCCGCTGCCTGGTTGGTCAAAGCTTGAGAGAATTGTTGAACGCTTGCATTCGCGAGAGTGTTGGCTTTCACCAACACATCGGAAACGCGACTGAGATTCATCAGGTTTTCGGCCGCATCATCGGTGCTCAAACCGAGTGCGCTTTGTGCATCGGTGAGGAGATCTGTCGCTGTCGCCAGATCGAACATTCCAGCTTGAGCGAATGCAGCAACCCTCGGCAAGGCGCTAATCGATTCATCGACATCCAGGCCAGCGCTCGCAAGGAAGAAGAAAGCGTCTGCCGCCTCAGATGCTCCGAATGTCGTATTCCTGCCGACATCAAGTGCTGCCTCTGACAGTTCATCCATACGACCAGAGACATTGCTCATGATCGCGGCAGACTTCGTCAGCGCTGAGTCGAAGTCAGAGAAGCTCTTTACCGCCAGGACACCAACGGCAACGATCGGAGCTGTTACCGTTAGGGTAAGATCCCTACCGATCTTGTTGAGCTTATCAGCAGTCTTCTGTAAAGACTTCTCGGACTTCTTTAGGTTCTTCTCGAAGTCGCGAGGATCAAGGCCAAGCCTCGCGAGGAGTTCAGCGATTACAGCCATTTATTTCTGAGACTCCAACCATTCCGCATGCTGCTGGAATTGACTCGAGAGAGAGCCTTTGTAAAAGCGCCTCTCTCCTCCCATCTCTCCTATCGCCCTCTCCTGTTCTTCAATCGTCTTGATTTTCATCCTTCGATAAATTTCGTCAGGAGATTTCCCGACCTTGACGGTACCAGAGGAGTTGACGTAGTACGCGCAGAGGATTGCCGTTTCGTAGCGCGTCCTAATCATCTCCTCGTTTGTTTCTATTCGCTTCTCTCTTGCAAACTTATTCAGCTCCTGGGGAGTGAACTTCCACAACTCCCAAGGTTTCAAACCAAGCCGATAACCGAGTTGCTCATATATATCCCAATCCCATCGCTCTAACCTTTCGTCATCGGTTTCTCTTTTGGCTTCCGACCTGGAGATACCTCTTCCAAGTCGGCTTTTACGTTTTTTGCTTCTGTTCCGCCGATCGATTGAGACAAGGCGCCGAAGACATCAGTTGTATAAGAAAGGATCCGTACAACTGAACCATCTCCTTTGCCATTGGCATCCATTAACTTGATAACTTCTCTTGTGGTTATCCGAGGAAGCTCATCTGTCAAACCTGCTTGAGTGATTTGGCAGATAAGCTTAAATGAAAACCTTGCAGCTCTCTCTTCGGCTTGCTGCTCTTTGCTCTTGCCGCTATCTTCATCATCTCCTTTGAATTGGCGGCAGACCTCGAGCACCGTCATCCCGGTGATCTCCTCGAGTGCCAAAAGAGCCTCTCCGTCAAACCTTACTTTCCTTGGGATATCGAGTTGGATTGTCACTCCTCTTGCGCTCACTTATCCTCCTATGCATGAATATCTCTGGCGCTGAATGCCGCAGCGGTGATGGTGGTAATAGACGAGTAATCAACGCTGACTTCGTTTGCTCCGTCGGTGTTGAAGAACCTCTCTGGAAATGGACCAATAAGATGCGTTTCCGCATTCGGCACTGTTACTACCTTCGTCGCTGCCACCTTATGCTGCAAGCTGACTTGACCCGTGACCGTAACGGTAATGGATGAACCGGCACCATTCGCAACCTCAAGATAAGTCTTGCCATCGTTATCGAATGTATCGGTCAGGTTAACTGCGTCAAGAGCAGCTTTGACAAATCCATCAATGAGAATATTTCTAACGGTAAGTTCGGCCATCTGGAATCACCTCCTTTCAGTTGTAATCATCATTCACGGTAAACGCACCAACAGTCAAACTCGTCACCGAAGAATACGAGATGACAATAGACTCATCGGTTTCTCGATTATAATTGCCGACAGGAAAAGGACCGATCAACTTGGTCGTTGATGCAGCGACAGCAACAACTTTGTCAGCCGACGTCGAAAGTGGCAAATCCTGTTGACCGGATATAGTTACGTTGGTGCTGCTCACATCGGCATTGTTGACCTCAAGGAAAGTTTTTCCTTCATTGACAGCAGTATCACCACCCGCAGTAGCAGCAACAAGAGTTGCCTTTTGCGCACCACCTAACGCGATGCCCTGAACAGTCAATGCAGCCATTTGCTATCCTCCATTTGCTCCGTGTAATCGGAATAATTTTATCGAACACTCAAACGACCTCGGCCAGTGAACGAAGCTGAATAGGTGATAACCTCGTTTGTTCCGAAACTTGTATCGAAACTATCAAGGGTTGCAAACCCTACCTGCTCCTCTCCGTTCTCTGTGATCAAACGGATATGAACTTCAACATCAGTAATGGTCGTTCTCTCCCATTTATCGACGAGATGTTTCAACGCCTGATTGTGAAGATTATCGAACCCTTCGACGGTAGCTGACCATGTCTTCGTAACAACCTGTTCGCTGGTGAAACCGGCGTTATCCTTATGAGTTGTGTCAACCTTATTCGATGCTCGACTCAATGAGCCGCCATTCTGCATCGAGACCTTTACCCACTTCTCGCCAACTTGGGTCTGGCTGTCATTGATATCGACCAGGAAAAACCTGTCGAGTCCGATACGCGGAGTTGGCATCCAAGAACCTCCTCTCAGAGTTTGTTATCGGCGATGGTGTATCGCCTACGGTACATCCCATGCCTAACTATCGTTCCCTCATCGCTATCCCTCTTCATCTCCATCACTCGAATAAACATCCCTCCTTGTGAAACATCAGTGAAACCGATCATCGTTCTGAGTTCCGAACCAAGAAAGGAATGCACTTGATTCAGTTCGCGAGAAAGTTCTTTGTAACCTGCATAAGTGCTGAAGACGTTGATGACGATCTCGCACATATAGAGAGAAGGATTTGGATCTCCAGGCTCTACATCGAGAGTGTCGATTTCGAGAAAGTCAAAGTCTCTGAAGTCTTCTGGGATTTCGTCATAGACGGGTAGAGGGGTTGTTCCATCCAGGCGAAAGATGTTTCCATCGAGCCTGACGAATAGAGCCTTTCGCAGCTCTTCACTTGGAAGACTGATGTTCGGAGATTTCAAATCGACCTCTCAAAACACATCAACTCTTGGACGTAACCCCGTTGTTCAATGTCATCGATAGTTGTGATTTCAAACTCTCTGCTTCCAAATCTGACTCGATCGCTAACGCTCAAACCGGTACAAAAACGAATCTTGATCTTGTGGGTTGTTACGTTCTGCAACATTCCCGCGTTGAGATCTTCTGTCTCTTCGATCCTTTCAATGCTTGCGAAGACCGATGCAAGAGTCACATAGGATTCAGTCTGACCACCAGCGCCATCAGGTGTCTGCACCAGCGTTCGAAGATCGACGGGATGCCGCAACTTGCCAGCTCGAACGCGATGACTCATCTGGCTGCCCTCTCGATACCCGCCTTAACTCGAGCCTCGATGGTCCTAATCGCATCAAATCGTTCGAGGAGGATCGCATCTCTCAGGTAACGATTACCTGGGAACTTGGTTGTCCCACGTCGAAAACCAAGCTCGATATGGGCCGGATAATAGCCTTTCGCATCAGAAGCTATACCAAGCTCTGATCTGGTGCCAGGCTTGATCACAACAGAGATAAAACGCCTCGAACGTCGACCAGCTCGAATCTTGAGGCTTTTCTGAAGTCTTCTGCTTTTAATCGGCACGATCTGCTTGGCAGTGGCAAGGACCGGCCTAGCTGCCTCTCTGATGGCTTGCCGATATACCTTGCGGATCGCAGCGCCGCGAAGCTTACGAAGCTGTTGGATAAGCCCCTCGACCCCAACAAGCTGGAATGTAGTCCTTGCAGCAACCATCAGCCAGTAAGGATGATCTTCCTCCTCTCTGCGATGTCTGGATAGGAAAGTGGCACTTCCGATGTCCTGATCCGATCATCCAAAACGACAGCTTCACGATTCTCGATCCAATGTTGAGCCAGCAGAAGAATCGCTCGCCTGTCGATCTCCGGCACCGCTGCAATTGTCGCAGCACCAGCAATAAAACGAATCACAACCGCATCCTCAATTCGGTCATCTTCGATATCCGGCCATTCCTCATTCGGAAGATTGAAGATTCTTCCCGGTTCGCTCGAGGTCTTAACGCCGAATTCCGATGCAGGAATTGTCTGTTGAACACCAGCAGTATCGAAATATTTCACCGATACAATCGAAGACAATGGCGGCAAAGGAATCTCAAACGATCGCTCATTGAGGATCGTTACAGATTGATTGAGATGAAGATGTGAGCTGACAAATGTGTGCGAACTAAAGAATGGAAGAAACCAATCAAAGGTTGCTTCCATCAACTGCCGCCTGGTGTCGAATTGGTAACGCTCAACAGCAGCAACGATGGTGTCTGAGAGAAAGGCATCCTCAGTCGTATGAGTGATATGCGCTGCTAACTTCAACTCAGCGAGCAATACCGGCTCTGAATCTGTTGGAGTAACGACAACAGGCGGCATCGCTTATACCTCCTCGAGTTTATCGAGCTTCTTACTTAGCTCTTTATCAGCCTTCTCAACTTCCTTCTTTGCTTCATCGACCTTCCTTGCAATGGTCGCTCTATCTTTCTTCTCGACGAATTCAGCAAATTCTTTATCGAATACCCATCGGGTTGCTCTATCTTCTGATACGTCAAGCGTTGATCCTTCTTCTGGATATCCCGCCTTGCTAACGATCATTCTGATTTTCATTGAAGACCTCTCCATGCCGTTGTGCCGTTAAAGATGTCTCCCGGATCGACGGCACTCGACCCGGGAAGACACCAGCGAAAAAGAGCGACAAAGAAAACGGTCAGATCGTAGCGTCTGGCATCACCGCTTCTTCGTAGCTCGCATCGCCAAGAATCGTAAGGATCGATGCGGCAACCGGACTATCAACACCTTCGACAGCAGTCAGTCTCACAAATGGCTTCCCATCGGGAGTATCTGCCGCTTCAACCTCGATCACATCAATTTTGTTAGAACCGGCAGCAGTCGTATAACCAGCTACTGCTCTGGTCGTCAGAGTGCCGAGAGCAATGCCAGTTTCGGCACCCTCACGACTCTTGAACACGATCGCTTCCGCACCAGCTCCGGCATTGTCTGTGGAAGCTTCAACGGTAAGAACGGTTGTACCGGTTGCTCCAACACCACGAATTAGAATGAAGGTCACATGATCGTAAAGCTTTGTGTTTACGACATCTGAATTGACCGTACCGGAAAGCGCATCAGTAGCTGGCGCAAGACCAACGTTGATGAAATGCCTCTCTGAAAAAATTCCTCTACTCATTACTAAACCTCGATTCTGTTGGTGAACAAGAATTGAGCGGCCATCAGGCTTTCCCGAACCTGACAGCCGCTCTACCGTTTATGTGCGAACCGCCAGAGTGACCATCGTTGAGAGCGTGTTGGCGCTATTCGCGGGAGTAAGAGCGCTCAACAGCCAAGGTTTTCCATCAACTTCAAACATGAAACGGAAAGCCGTCTCTGCGAAGTCAAAGCGGAGATGGATACTGGTGTCAGCACGAACACCACCACCACGAGTCCCGGTGGCATAAGCACTAAGATCGGTCAAGATGATGTCACCAACATCGCCGAGAGTCTGAGCGTGCTCAGTCGGCATAATCGGCCGACCGAGGAGAGTCGCAAGCGGTGCTCCAGCGGCGCCGCCAAACTGACCAGCACCAGCAGGAAGAAAAACTGGAGTACTGGTGCTCGTTCCCTCTTGTGTGAGATTCCACAACTGCGGCTCGATATCCTGATTGATAAGCCAGACGGCATTGCGCCGACGAACAGCATGCAACCTCGCAAACATCTTCACGATGTTGTTGAAGACGATAGTATCAGCCGCCTGACCTGATTCCTTCGCAACGGTCACAAGAGCAGAGCTATTTAGAATTCCGAGAGGCTTGCCGCTCCCATCTCCATTGATGATCGCATCACCAACATTGAAATTGATCGTGGCAGTAGCGGCTCGAGAGAGGAATTGCTCGAGTGCAAATGCGCTGTTCCGAATCAGCTTGTCAGTTTCAAAGATCAGAACTGCAAGCTCTTGCGGCTCAAGCTTGATCCTACGGAACTTCGGTCGAGTGTTGGTAATCTGACTTGCTTCTGCAAGCCAGTTTGCCTGTACACCACCATAAAGAATCCCATTGGTCCGACTCGTCTCTGCATTAGCAGGAAACGAAAGGCTCTCATTATCAACGGTGAATTGATCCGTCATTCCAAGTAAGGAATCAGGTTCATCGCGGAGACCATCCCATATCATGTTGCCGAACGTTGGCGGCACCAGGAATCCACCATCCGATGGCACCCCTTGACTCCCACCAGTGGCAGCAGCCAGAGCAACAAGACGCGGATCAATCGCAGCACCAGGCATGCAAGCCCGATAAACATGGCAAGCAAAATCACCGAAAAACTTGAATCCTCGCTTGCCTTCTTCTTCGGCATCCTTGGCAGTTGCTGGAGTTGAGATCCGCGAAGTCGACGGAGAACCGCTATCGCCATTGCCAAGATCATTCTCGAGAGACGTCATTGCCGATCGTCTTTCAGCATCGAGCTGCTCAAGATCTTCACGATTCTTCGCGTCATCAAGCTTCTCTCGAGCATCGGAGAGCAGAGCTTTAATCTGAGTATCTTGCTCCTTTGTCAGCTTCCGATTTTCGTCATCTGCTTTCTTCTGGATCACCTTTGCTTCATCGAGGAACTCTCCAGCTTCCTTCCTTAGCTTTACCGTGAGCATCGCAACTCCACCTCTTGAAATAGGATGAAAAGACTACGCAGCGATGAACACGATGGGCGCTGCGACAAGAGACACTTTGATCAAACGATGTCATATGCACCGCTTAACCGACGATCGGACATCTGCCGATCGAGTTGAGCCGTCGATTTTTCGGTGTCGAATCTATGCCGACATCAACAGCTCTGCATCACGGAGTATGCAGATCAGATCAGATCTTTCGAGAAAAAAATTCGAGCCAAGCAAAACGAGGAAGAGGGAAGTGCGGAAATCTTCGCTAAACCTGGCTCGATGTCGTGGTCACTTCTTTACATTCTGTCCCTGACTCAATTCAAGCTCAAGCTCTGCCATCTGGATGCTCGAGGAAAGGTCGCTACCTGGCTGCGGATCTGCTTGCAGCGTCTCAGAGAACTGAACAACAGACTCCTCAAAGCTCATGACCTCATCCACCAGGCCGAGAGCTTGAGCCTTCACCGCGATCCAGACCCTGCCCGTTGCGACGTTCACCAGGGATTGACCGGTCAATCCTCTGCCATCGCTGACTGCCGCCAGGAAGTGAGCGTTGAAATCGTCGACCTGTTCCTGGAAGACGGCAAGCATCTCATCGGTGACTTCCGTTCCTGGTGCTCCAGCTCCTTTGAAATCTCCGGTTGAGATCACATGAACCTTGAGACCTTGAGCTTCTACCGCTTTCGAAGAGTCAACCAGGACAGCGATGGTACCGATCGAGCCAGCCTCACCAAGCTGGTTGATCGAGATGTGTTGCGTCTGGCTCGCAACCCAGAAGGCCGCACTCGCGCCGAGATCTTCGATATGTGCTCTAATCGGTTTGACTCCGGCAAACCTCTTGACCTCCTCGGCCAGCTCGAACGTTCCCGCAGCGGTGCCACCTGGCGAATCGATCACGAGCATTACTCCCGTTACGCTATCGTCCGCCAAAGCATCACGGAGAATCATCCTCGTCTCGATCGTTGAAGACCCACCGAAGGAACTCCGCCTCTTTGCCATTGGTCCATTGATCGGAACGATAAGCATTCCGTTTGGGCCTTGCTGGAGAGGAAGAGCATCATCATCCTCATCCTCATGGAGCATCTGCGGCTTGAGGTCTCCGTTGCGATAAGCCGCCAGAGCTTGAGTAAACCACTGCTCATGAACAAGCCAGAGCCCAAAGAGTTGCATTCCGCATTTCTTCATTGTCCCGATCTCCCTGCGATGTCCCTCAACAAACGACGGATAACAGTACCTCGATTATTCGGTGCCGTTTTAATGTAAAAGTTTGAGAACTGCTCAACATGAACTATCGCAAGTTCTTTACCCAGCAGCTTGCTGATGGTTCTCGCAACTGGCAAAACAGCATCAAATACATATTTTGCATGAAGCTTCCGAAAACCAGACCACCACGCATCAAAGGCGTTCGCGACCTCTCCATGTTTCTTGACTGCGTTAGCTGTTGCAAGTCGCTCTTTCTTGTCGCAACCAACAAGTGCCTGTTTGATCAGATCAAAATATTCCTGGCGTGGTTCAGACGGATCATTAGGCTCATTATCAAACCCATCAACCTGGCCGGCAGGAGGATCATTCATCGCAAGCGTGTCACCCTTGGCGGCATCCTCAGTCCTGACCATCTGCCCTTGGATGTAATAGACATCTCCATCCTCGATAGGATTCATGTCCATTCCTTCGCGAATATCGTTCTGTGATAGCGCCCCGATATTGAACATCTCCCGGGAGAATTTCGAGCGAGCCGCAGAGTCACCACGAAGAAGTTCCGTAAGGATATGTCTTGCAAAAAATTCATCCTCTTCACCGATGAAGAGCTTCCTCTCTATCTCCTCTTCCCATCGATTGATCCAAGGCATCAACGCATCGTTGATATGATCAAGATTCTGTTGCTCGATATTCGAGAACGTTGCCTCTGTCAACTGTGCGAGTTTATGCGGTGCAAGGCGAAGCCAGCGAGCTACTTCGTTGACGCTGAAGTTTTGCGACTCGATCATCTGCGCTTCTTCTGGTGCAATCGTTATCTGTTGCCACTCTGCACCCTGCTCCAGAATGATGGGCTTATGCCATCCTGCTTCTCCTGAATAGGTCTCTTGCCATTGGGTCCGCAAACGCTCAAGCTCTTCAGCATCACGAAATTTCTTCGCAAACTTGATTGCCCCTTTTGGACTCGAGCCAGAACGAAAGAATGAAGCAGCGAAACGATCTTGCGCAATAGCTCTGCCAAGACTCTCCGCACCAAGCCTCGCAACCGAGTAACCGTTAACTCCATCGTCAGAAACTCCATGCAAGTGAAACATATCCGATTGACGAACAATGATGGTTTTGATAGATGTCTTGTCCCGATCTAAGCCGACTTCGTAAAAGGTTCTGCCTCTATCATCGATCTCCACCTTGACTCTGCTTGGATGAACAATATCGAGCCGCTGCGGCACTCCTCTTCCATTCCTTCCAATAAGTGCGAAGCCGCCTCCCCACGAAATCGCATTAGCCGTCATCGCTTCACGGAATGACATCGCTGCCATGTTCTCATTAGGTGAGCGCTTCAGGAGAGGATAAACGGGATGGTCTGGTGCTGGCTCTTTTCCTCTCTCCAGCTTACGAAACGTAATCAGCGGAAGCTTTGCGATATCCTCCGAGATGATCCGAATTCCATCGAAGTAAGCAGAGAGCGTCAATGCATTGTGTGGATTGACCCGAATACCTGAAGATGTGAGATTAGAAACAAATCCTAATGGTTGCCACTGCCGTTCATCACGAAGATCGCTAACGGTTGGATTCTCTGCCGTCATCAGCAAGTTACCGAGAACTCCCATCCCTTCTCCCCTCGTATTTCAAATGAATTACTAAGTCCGTCACGAAGAGATCGAACCAAAGCAAACCACCAACCACAATGAAACCAGATGGCCAATAGATTGCAGAGCAGCCAATGCCAACCAACAGAAGACTCAAGCAACAGGTGAGCAGTGTCATGTTGTTCGAAATCCATCTGATGGTTCTCTTCATAGCGAAAGGAATCCTCTCTCTGAATAAACGTTCTCCTCAGTTTCATCCAGGGCAGAGCAGCCAATGGCCATGATGAGCGCAACAACTCCATCGATCTTTTCATAGCTGGTCTTCTTCGACGGCTTGATGTTACCTGCCGCATCTTCTTCCGCCGAGAGATTACCAACCATCCAGCGAAGAACGGGATTTGCACCATGTTGGAGCTTCTTCGATCTGATCAGATCCCAAGTAAACTTCATTGGTGCAGAGAGCGATGCATACCCCTGACCACATGGCGCAACCTCAACCCCATCCTGCTGGAGATCCATGATGATCTGATGGGCGTTCCAGCGATCATAAGCAATCTCTTGGATGCGAAACCTCTCGGAAAGCTCATCCACAATGAAGTGGAAAATCTCGCGATGGTTGATGACTTCTCCATCGCAAAGGAACATATGTCCCTGACGACTCCATGTCAGGTACTTTCCTCGGCTCTTGCGCTCTCTCCTCTCTGCGACATCCGATGGAGTCCAGAAGTAAGGAAGGACAGCGCACTCATTCGGGAAGTAGAGAACCAAAGCCGCAACATCCTCTGTTGACGCGAGGTCAAGACCTGCATAGCACTCGCAACCGATCAAGTCAGCTTCCACCAGGTCGACACCGTCGCAAGCATCCCATCGCTCCAGTGGCCAGCAGCGGATGTCCTGCTGCGTTCGCATATTCAAATGCAATCGCTTGAACGTGTTTTCAAACGCGGGATCGGCTTTCGCCTTGAATGCCTTTGCTCTCATGTATTCCCAAGTCGGACTGATGCCGATATTTGGGTTCACTCGTTTCCAGACTTCTTCATCTGTCCAATCTTCTTCACCATCAGCCTCATAAAGAACCGGTAAGAAACTCGGATCGGGAATAGTTCCATCCCTGACATCTTGAGCATACTTGTGCTTATCATTGCAAATCGATTCACGCTCGAAATCAGCAGTTGTGATAAGGATCAAGATCGGCTCATCGCGACTACCCATCGAAGTCTCAAGAGCTTCGATTAACTCCGCATCCTCTACAGCATGGAGTTCATCGACAATGATGGCACTGGCATTGTATCCATGCTTCGTTTTCGCGATCTTTGAGACTGGCCGATAGAAAGACATCTCCTCCTCGCGACTGATAACATCCTTGAGAATCTTGCAACGAGAATTGAGAAGCCATTCCTGTTTGATCATCTGTTTTGAAATCTCAAAGACGATTCCCGCTTGCAGCTTATCACCAGCAGCAACATAGATTTCCTTCCCTGGTTCTTTATCGGTGAAGAAGACAAAGCAGGGAATACCAGCAGAGAGGGTAGATTTGCCGTTCTTTCGAGGAACGAAAATGAATGTCTCTCGATACCTGCGAAATCCATCCGGCTTCTTCCAGCCAAAGAGATTTGCGAGAATCCCCATTTGCCAGCGCTCGAGCTTGAAATTGTATTTCGCCCACTTCCCTTTAACGTGAGTGAGAATCTCGCAGAAGAACGCAATCACCTCAATTGCTGCCTGGCAATCGAAGACACAATCTCCAGCATCCCGATGCGGATCATATCCAGGCACCAGCATGATAAGCTCATCGAAATCGAGGAGATCATATCTCCGCTTCTCTAATGCTTCTTCCCAGTTCATGCGCTCTGTGGCTTGAAGAACCTCGATTTGTGCGTCTCGTCACTCGCTGCCGCTCCTGCTTGAGTCGCTTCCGCTGTAATCCTTGTCCTGGCTGCCGGCGTCAAACCAAACTCTTGCTCAAGCCTTCGCAGTTCCGCAAAGAGCACCGCTGCGGCTTTCAGCTCCGGATAAGCGTGATAGGTTGTCTCCCCTTCTCTGTTGGTCAGCTCGTACTGATGCCCATAGGTCTTCAAGAACTTCTCAGCGATCAACCAGCGTTGCCAGAGAACGCAGTAGCGAGCCAGGGCACCGCCATCGATCTTCGTGAGGATGCCCATGCGATCGAGCATCTCTGTCAGGTTATCCCATTTCGTTTTTGCAGTTCCCTCAATCCATGCTGGCCGACGTGGCATCCCCTTGTCTGGCTGTGGCTCTGTCCCCTCCTTCGCCCTCGCCTTGCCCCTCCATGATCCTCGAGCCTCAAGAATCTTCGTTGGTGTTGGTGGTGGGCCTCTTCTACCAGGCATCCTTATACCTCCTGAAAATGATCCTCGAGAACGCAAAGGACAACTCGCTCTTCTTCGCTGGCTCTCGAGGATCTACTTAACGATTAAATCCTTCCATCAACAGATGAACATCGGCCGTTGCCGTTGCTACGACATCGACAACCTCTGTAACGACAAAGAACACTTCCAGGAACGGAATAATTCGGAGCGCTCCGAATCCAGTTGCGAGCGCTCCTGTTCCGAACAGTTCGGCACCAGAACCACCAAAGGTGAGAACCTCTTCTGATCCACCGATTGCACCTGTGCTGAGTTTGGTATTGATCGCAGTTACTCCAACGATCGAATGTATAAGGTCAGTCTTCGCTTCATCTCTGTAGACGTTAACACCAACAGACGCGAGACCGGTTGTTGCAACGCCAGCAGCGAGCGTCTTCTTAATCGAGATCTCAAACTGAAACTGTCCAGTCGCATCAACGTTGAGACTTGCCGTAGTGGTGGCCAACGCCTTAAGATCGATACTGGCCAAGCCAAGTTCAGCAGGTGTTACAATCCTCATCAGGGTCTCCCGTAGTAATAATT